AAGAAGCAGCCGCCCAGCTTCAAGCCGCTGAACAGCTTGCCGCCCAACAAGAAGCAGATCGTATTGCAATGGAAGCACAGATAGCTGCCACGCCTGATCCCGATCCTATTTACGACGCACCTACACAGGGCGAGCTTTTGCAGGCCGCAGAAACTGCACAAGCAGCGGAAGCGCCATTATTTACTACACCGACAGAAGCAGACATGGCGATCGATCGAGGAGCGTATGCTCGACCGACCGGTCTGGGTCTTGCCGGTATTCAATCGTTACTCAATCGGGTGGACCTCGACGTAGCAGACACGATATCGCCATACACCACCGGATTCCCGACAACCCAAGGCATGGACATTCAGCGCACCTACATGCCGTTTGAGGGCACGGAAGAAGAGCGTGCAACAGGTTACACCATGCCTATCTACAAGCCCGTGGCGAATCAAACAATGCCGTCGTTATTCAGAACGCGCGACGACACTGGCGGCGTAAACACAGATGCGTTTACTGCTGGATCAGCGGCACCGGGTCCTGAATCTGGTATTGTGAATACCGGCGTACAGGGCACGGCCCCCGGAACATTTGGTTTAGAATCCAACGAGATGTACCAATGTCCCAATGGATACGTGCTTTCTTTCGAGAACGGAAATCCAATATGTAACTTAGTCGGCGGTGGTGGCCCCGGTAAAAAACGACAGGTGCCACCAGAGGTCATCGATATCACAGGTGGTATGCGATACGGCGGTGAGGTAGGCTTGAATCGAGGCATTGGAAGCTTTGGAGCTTAAATATGGCAAATGGTGATACCCCACCTGTTTCGTTGATGGATCGTCAAGGATTAAATCTTGACATCGAAGACTTGCAGGCCGTGGAAGTAGAGGCTTTGCCCGGTGATCTGATCACCAACGTAGAGATCGAGGGCATAGAAATTGTTCGCGAAGATGATGGTGGAGCGACTTTGGATTTTGATCCGTTCCGCAATCGTGAACGAGAAGACGATTTTTACGACAATCTTGCGGAGTTCTTGCCTGATTCGGTGCTCGCTCAAGTTTCTAACGAGCTTATGGAGCAATACAGCGCCAACCGTGCGTCACGACAAGATTGGGAAGACGCTTATTCCAAGGGCCTTGAGCTTTTGGGCTTCAATTACGAAGAGCGTACGGAGCCTTTCCGGGGCGCGACAGGTGTAACGCATCCCCTTTTAGCGGAAGCAGCGGTTCAGTTCCAAGCACAAGCGTTCAATGAGCTTTTGCCTGCGGATGGACCGGTTCGAACCACGGTCCTTGGCTCACAGACCACGGACAAGATGGATCAAGCTAAGCGTGTTCAAGACTTTATGAACTACTACATTACCAATGTGATGGAGGAATACACGCCAGAGTTTGACCAAATGCTGTTTTATTTGCCGTTGGCGGGCTCTACGTTCAAAAAAGTGTACTTTGATGACGCTTTGGGGCGGCCTGTTTGTAAATTTATACCGGCAGAGCACCTTGTGGTACCGTATGAGAGTAACGATCTGGAGACGTGTCCTAACATTACGCACGTTGTTCGCATGTCTTTAAACGATTTGCGTAAACAGCAGGTCAGTGGTTTCTATCGAGACATCAAAGTACTGCCTTCGCAGCCAGATTCGACCAGTGTCAGCGACGAAATAGACTATATTGACGGCACTCGGGCCTCTGGAGTGGACTACGACTGCACTTTGTTGGAATGCCACGTCGATTTGGACCTTGAAGGGTACGAAGATACGGACGAAAACGGCGAAATGACCGGGATCAAGGTCCCGTATGTCGTTACGATCAGTGAAGACAACGGAAAAGTGTTGGCTATTCGACGAAATTATCGCGAAGACGACCCTTTGACGTCAAAAATCCAGTATTTTGTTCACTACAAGTTCCTTCCGGGCTTTGGTTTTTACGGAATGGGCTTGATTCACACGATTGGCGGTCTTTCTAGGACTGCGACGGCAGCTTTACGTCAATTAATCGACGCAGGAACGCTTTCTAACCTGCCTGCGGGCTTCAAAGCCCGTGGTTTGAGGATCAGAGACGACGAAGACCCCTTACAACCGGGTGAATTCAGAGATGTAGACGCTCCGGGTGGTCAAATACGCGACTCTTTGATGCCTTTGCCTTTCAAAGGCCCTGACGGCACTTTATTTCAGCTTTTAGGGTTTGTAGTTCAAGCCGCTCAACGTTTTGCCACGATTACCGATATGAAGATAGGCGATGGCAACCAATCTGCGGCAGTTGGCACGACAATTGCTATGATTGAGCAAGGTGCTCGCGTGATGAGCGCGATCCATAAACGCCTTCACTACGCTATGAAGGTTGAGTTTAGGATTTTGGCGCGTGTAATGAACGAAAGTCTACCTAATGTGTACCCGTACGCCGTTGCGGGGGCAGATCAGGCGGTGAAAGCAAGAGATTTTGATGAACGTGTAGACGTATTACCAGTTTCTGACCCAAACATTTTTTCGCAAAGCCAGAGGATTGCGTTGGCCCAGACGGAGCTTCAGCTTGCCATGCAGGCACCCCAGCTTCATAACATGCCGCAGGTATATCGTCGAGTTTACGACGCTATGGGCGTCAAAAACGTAGATCAGATATTGAACGCTGAAGTGTCGGATGAGGTGCGCCCGAAAGATCCTGCTCAGGAAAACATGGACGCCCTCGAGAACGTGTCTCTCGAGGCGTTTAAGGGCCAAGATCACATGGCGCACATACAGTCCCACCTTTTGTTCGTGACGGGTGGTGTGGCCGCTACGCTGCCGCAGGTGGTGCTTGCGATCCAGAAGCACATATTGAATCACATCCAGTTGATGGCGGAAGAACAAGCTGAGGCTGCTTTTGCACAACAAAATCCAAATGTAGCGTTGGCAGATCCGTCGAATAATGCGCCATACCAATCGATGGTTGCGCAGTTTGTAGCACAGGGTATGCAGCAGGTCGTTCAGTTAGGTCAGCAAATTCAGCAGGCAGGCCAGCCACAGGAACAGCAAGGTCCTGATCCGTTGATTGCTTTGAAAGAGCAAGAACTGCAACTCAAGGCCCAGCAAGAGCAGAACGATGTTGCGGAGGAGCAGGCCAAGCTGCAACTGGAGCGTGAGAAACTTGCGCAACGTGAAGCAAACTTCCAGCAAAGGCTGGCAAGTCAAGAGGCCCAAACGCAAGCTCGCATCCAAGCGGGTATCGAACGGGAACTATTGAAACAGAGAGGTGACGCATGAGAACAGTCAAAGTTAATGGCGTAAAGCCAAAAGAGCCGCCAAAGCCTGTTGCAAAGGCAGAAATCGAAGGCCAAGGCAGTATTCCATACGCTGTGGCTACCGAAGAGGCTACCCCTAACACCATGACAGCCAAAATTACACGCGGTAAAAAACGTGGGATGGGCGCTGCTTTACGTGGTGGGCGCTTTACAATCGCATAAAAAGCGATAGTATCGGACTTACTCGGAGAGTAAACGACAAGGAAAGCCCTTGAACGATCTAGATGTTGTGCAATTCGTGCAACAAACATTAAAAGGTCGCAAAGCCCAAATTCAAGAACTCATGTGTGAAGGCGGGATCAAAGATATGGAACATTACAGAGAGTGCATGGGTGAAATCAGAGCGTGTGATTACGTTTTGGTGGAACTTTCTGAAATGCTAGAAAAACAGGAACAAAGAAATGCCTGATTCGAATGAAGCACTAGACGTGTCTGAGTGCTACGTCGCAGAAGAAAAACGGGTTTTAGACCCGTCCCTAATGGATAAACAACTTATCGAACGCCTACCCCAACCAACCGGGTGGCGTATTTTAATCATGCCTTTCCGCCCACCCGAAAAAAGTGACGGCGGTATTTTGCTTGCTCCAAAAACCCTAGAAGAGGACGTAATACAGACTCAGGTCGGTTACGTGTTGAAAGCTGGGCCGCTCGCGTACAAAGACAAAGAGCGTTATCCGACAGGGGAATGGTGCAAAGAAGGCGATTGGGTGATTTTTGCCCGATACGCTGGATCTCGTTTCCGTCTCAACGGCGATAAAAAAGCTGCTTTTGGCAGCGAAGTTCGCATGCTGAACGATGACGAGGTGTTGGGCACGATTTTAGACCCGAAAGATATTTATCACGGTTAGG